ACCCAAGGTGGCGCCTTGGAAAAGGTTTCTTATAATCTGGCTGTCAGCAGGTGCTTTTGGCTCCATGCCAAGCATGGCTCGTCGCTCGGCAGACAAACCACCTTGTGCTGGTGGCTGTTGCGCCCCAGATAAAATTGCTTGACGTGCTGGGTCTAGTGCCATATTTATTGCCCGTTAATAAATTTTTGTTGCATATCTGCTGGTAACCTGTTGAAAGCGGCAACCTCGTCTTCGCTCATTTGAGACCTTAAATTTGGTGGCAACTGCACCGCGCCACCATAAACTGGGAAAGGTGTCTTGCGAGGTTCGCTTGTACGCATCTGAACGTACTCATTCATTGTCATGCCACTGGTAAGCAGTCGCGCATCGCTCATTAACTGGTTATACAGTTTTTCTTGGGCGCTGATTTTATCCTGAATGTGTTTCACCAACTCATCGCCAGATAAACTACGGTCAAGACCAGTTGACAGAGCCAAGCCCAATTCTTTCTCGCTCAATGCGCCAAAAGTTGCGCTGTTGATTATGTTAATACCCAAACGGCTGGCAATTTCGTTAAGTTCTGCGGTTGCCGAATCAAATGCGGGTAGCATTGAACGAATAATTCCAGACTGTGCGCCACCTTTGGTGACAACTTCTTTTGCCCTGTTTAACAGGGTAATGGCTTCGTTTAAAGAAGACGCGCGTTTGTAAATTTCCTGACCAGCAACTGCGGCTTTTTCCATGCCAAAAACTTTGAGTCTTTCGGATGATTCTCTCTCCGCTTTCTGCTTTGGTGTCTCACCTTTTGCACCAGCAATGTCAACGCGCTCGACATCCATTGTGTCTGGCCTAAATCTAGAAACATATTGTTGCCCAGTATCTGGGTCTGTTTGTATTCCGCTTACTGTTGGGCTGGCTTTGCGTGCGTACTTGGCTTGGATGATTTGTTGCAACACATCCTTTGCCACGGCTGGGTTTGCCTCAACAATGTCTGCGGCTTCTTTTTCGCCCATAGCCCTTAATTGCTGAATAACAGCAGTGGCCGTTTTATTGCTGACACGTGTTGCCCGAATATCCTTTAGCTCTTCACCAAGAGTAGCCGCTAAAGACTGATCTGGATTTAAACGCATAGTATTAAACCCAAGCGCCAGTCGGTTCATTAACTCGCGGTTTTGATACCAAGGCGTTTCTTCTGGTGTGAATTTGCCGCCACCAGCTTTCATTTCATACCAGTTGGTCTGCGGCATTTGCGGATTATTCTGATAGCCGACAGAGGCGTCATGCAACATTGGCTGATTTGATTCAAAACCAGTTGAACCCTCATGCAAAAACTGTGGGGCTGGCGGCAACTGTGCGGCTTGTACAGGTTCTGGCATGGGCTGAACTCCAACATTTGGAATTCGCGGGTCACTCATTGCTTGCCCTTGAACCAGTGGCTTCAGTCCATCCACTAATGCTTTAATTAACGCCATTTTTATTTCCCAAAAATAGAGCCTGCCGTTTGAGCGCCAAGTGTCAAGTAATCAAACAGGCCTGGCTGTCGGCTTTGTGTGGCAGTAATTGGAGTGGGTGTAGCACCCAGCGCTTGAGCCATGTAGCCAAGTGATTGAGCGGGAGCGCCCTGATAACCAGCGTACTGACCTTTTGCGGCGTCAATCAGCATTTGGTTGATGCCTTGTGCTAATGCACCCTGTTGCATTGATTGCTCGTTTAGAGCCATTCCCTGACCAAAGCCAAGGTTTGACAACTGACCAAGCGTAGAAGCCGCTTGTTGACGGTTCTGAGAGCCTTGCAGACCATATCCAATGTCTTGACCAGCCAACTGTTGAGCATTTTGGAAACCAGCCTGACGCAAGCCTGATGCGGTACGTGCCGCTTGGTCAAGGTAGTTGCGACCAAGCTCTGACTCCATGATTGCCTGACGTGAGCCGCCAAAAGCACCAGCGCCAGACGCCTGTGCGCCCAGTTGGTTTGCCTGCATCTGACGGGCACGCTCCAAGTCTTGCAAAGACTGGTTTACAACTTGGCTTTCATACGGGTTTGTATATACAGACAAGTCAGTGCCAGCAATGGTTTGTGGGCGATACATGGTCTCCATGCCTGCCGCCTTAATACCCTGCGTCATACCTTGAGCCGCTGTGCCAAAAATGTTTGGCTGTTGTGCGGGTTGCATCGGTTGTTGCATTGGTTGCATAGGCTGTTGCGCTGGCTGGGCCGTCTGCATTGCATTGGGGTCTGGTGTTAAATTTGGTGGGACATACCTTGCGTTCTGAATTGGCATGACGCCTGCCTGTGGTAAACCTGATCCTGCCATAATATTTTCCTTTAACCGTAAAAGCCGCCAGTGTAGTCGCTAGACAATGACGCCGCGGTTTGCGCGTCACCAGCGCCAGAATAAGAACTGTAATCCCCACCACTTGGCGAATACGTTTGGGTGCCCGATGCCGCGGATTGGGTTGGCGTTGTGCCAAAAACGCTTCCCAAGAAGCTCGTTAAGCCCATTTTGCCGAAACCAGACAGAGCGTCACTGATCTTTTGGTTTTGAGCGGATTGCTCTGCAAAAGCCTGCTCACGTCCAACTTCGGCTTCGCGTTGTGCCCAGTAGTTTGGGGCATTGCTCATGTCGTCGCGGTCAGAAGATTGAGAATAATTTGGCAACTGAGCGTTTGCCGCCGCAGTGTAGGCTTCAGGGTTAATGTTTGGATTCATCACCTTGCCATATCTGGCGACTTGCTCTGGTTGGCGCAATGCCAATTCAGCCACGGCTTGGTCAAACAGATTGCCAGATGAATACCCAGATACGCCACCAGCAAACTGTTGTGCTTGAGGTAATCCAGTGCTAAATTGAGCCGTTGGGGACGCCAAACCGTATGCTTGTTGAGCGCCAAAGTTGGCACGCATGGCCTGCTCTTGCTGTGGAGTCAAACCAGCCACATCGGGGCCGTAATACGGCATATAGCCAATTTGACCAACAGCTTTTGCTCGCGCTAAGTTTTCTTTTGCTGGTCCCTCGACCCATGCTGGGATTGATTGTGCAGAAGTCTGCGTCCCGCCTTTGCCACCGCTCATAATTAAATCTCCACACTCATGGTTGTGAACTTCTCTTCCCAGCCCAGATCAGCGAGGGCTTTAACCCATCCGCGACGACCAGCAAGAGACATTGCCGTACACCCATTCAGCTTTGCAAAATGAATCGCTGAATCGCTAAAATCTTTAATCTGGTTCAAATCGCCACCAGCCAAAAATATATGAAATACCTTTTTACGCGGGTAGTTCAAAATCTCTGTGACCATACACCCTTTCGGTGCATTCCAGAATTGCATTGTACCCAGTTTAACACATTCAACTACATCTTGGAATAGGTGTGTGCCACCAGAAAGTGCTAATGCCGACTCGATCCAAGGTCGGCATCTTTCCAGTTCTGAATCCATTGTTTCACTCATTGCCGCAGTCGTGTAATCGCCAAGGTAACAGCGGGTGATGATGGGGCAAATGCAGTCGCCGCAGGAGCATCAATCCATAAGTCAACATCATCCACAGCCCACATTGCCTGCAAATATGATCCAGCAGACATTGGGAACGCCGCAGAACGACTCATAACCAAATAATGAGCGTTGCCTGACATTGTGACCTTAATTGTTGATCCAGCCACGTCTACGCCGTCAATTTTTGGCCAGAACCAGCCATTTTTTGCACTTGAAGAATTGGACAATAGCTCAACAGCAAAAGCAAGCAGGTACACGCCCTCTTCTGCAAACACAATCTTGGTGTTATCAGATGGGTCAAGTGTAATGCCAGAGTTAAATGACGGCGTACTCCAGCCAATCGCCTGCGGTGTGTCAACTGCTGATGCAATCTGGTTTGTTGATCGACTCAGCGAGGCATAACCGTCTGCCAGAACGATCTGTCGAAACTCACCATTCTTGGACACAACGGGGTAGCCAGTGCGGTCCCACAGCAAAATACCGTCCTGAGACGGGTTGTCAGAGTCAAGGCGCGTTGAAAGCAGGGTGCGAATGCGAGACAGGTACGAAACCAGCCGCTCTGCCCAAGGCTTCCATTGGTCACCCTGTGGTGGAGGCGCAATCCTCATCGCTTACCGCCCTGCTCGACGTTAAAGCGCATTTTGCCGATGCGCCAATTCTTATACTCGGAGCCTGTGAACCTGATTCGGATTTGCCGCCCAGTAGCACGCAGACTCGTTGGGTTCGACATTGAATACGGGCCGTACTCACGCTCTTCACCATTGGGGTAGAAGCGGGTTTTGATGATTGCTGTGACATCGCCTTGGTTTAGTTCATCAGGAATCATTTGCGTCAGGTGCATGACGTTGTCACCGTTTGCGATGTTGATCGGTCCGCTCTCCAGATACGGGCTGTTGCCGCCGTAATCGTTGCCAATTTCGTGGTTGTATGAGTTGCCATTGTGGTCAAACCAAACGGGCGTTGTAAACACACCCGAATCGACGCCAGCAGTGCGATCAAGTTGCCCGACAGTCCAGATATTGTCTTGGTAGTCGTAAACCACGTAACGATCATTTTCGGTCGAGTCTGCCGATGGATAGAACCACCAAACCTCACCAAAACGCCCGTTGTGGACGCCGAAAGATTTGCTGATCTGCTGGCGGTTTATGTCGTTAAAAACATAATCCAACACGTCACACTTAATGACCGCCACTCCAGAACCGTTGAACATAAAGAAGTTGTTGCGCCCCATCCAGAACGCACCCTCACCAACAGCCACCAGACCCTTGCGTGTAGCGATACCACAAGACGATCCAACGCGCTCAAAGCCGTAGACGGTAGGTGGACCAGCATACGTCGCAATATGCGCGTCAGTGGTCGTTAAAAGCAGTGTACGACCGCGAACACGAACACCACACATCAGTTCGCCGTTTGTCTGCAATTCAAAGTCGCCAGCCTCATTGGTCGCCGCTGGAGTCCAATCAGTGTTGTTCTCACGGTCGCACCAAGCCACCTTACGTGGGTTGCCATCAGCCCCCAGAGCAAAAATGAACCGCTCTTCAGTTGCAATGATGCCAACGCAGTCAATGGGTGAATTGGTGATCTGTGCCGCAATACCAGTCAGTGGCCACTCGTACAACTTCCCATCATCAACAGAACAACCGATCAGGTATTCACCCCAGTTGTCCAGTTGCCATGTTGTGGCCTCCAGCACCACGCCGTCTGTTGGACGGGTTACGCCATAGTAACCAGTGCCAAAAGCCTTGCCGCCGTAAGCAATGTTTTCTGCCGCACTATCCTGACCAGCAGTGAAACCAGATGGGGTAATGTCAGTCGCAGTGCCGTCGTAGTTGATGGCGTACAACTCATTGTATGTGCCAACAGCAAGGTGTGGGTCGTGTGAGTTGTCAAGCCAAGCGTGTGCCGCCCGTGGAGCCTCATCAACCACGTTTGCAACGCGAGTTACCCAGCCCCCAACAGGTCGAATTGAATTGTTCTGCCAGCGGACTAAGTTTGCACTATTCCAGCGGCCAGAAGACTCGTAGTCTGTACCGTTGCTGTAAACGCCCGCAGGCAAGTCAAGTTTAATTAAAGCCATGCTTAACCCTATGCGGCAAGTTTAGTCCACGTTTCGCTTGTTGCTGGAATGGGTGTCCACGTTTCTGATGTGACAACGTAAGGCTCCCATTTTTCTCGACCACCAATAGACGGCACAGTGGAAACTGCCTGAATCGACTGTACAGCAACGCTTCGCTGTCTAATGTAGTTAATTGAAACAGATGACGCTGACTCAATCCCCAAACCGCCAGCCGCTGTAATGTTGGCGCTTGCATCAAACACCAATTCAGATGCAATAGACGCGCTACCAAGAGCCATCCTCTCACAATTGGCAGAGGTACTCGACAAAACAGATGTTGACGCCTCTGCATTGGTAATGAACTGCAATGAGGCTTCTGCAAGCGTCACGCCAGCAACCACAGTTGCCGATCCTTGGATTACTTTAGTGCCAGATGCCGTTGAACCAACAGCAGACCCACCCATTGAGGCAAGCCCGTCAAACACCTCAACAGCCGCGGATGCCGTGGTGGATACTGCGGTTACATCCTGAGACGAACCCTCAATTACAAATACGCCGACAGCAGACCCGTCTGAACTTGCAGAAAAGGCGGCAGACCCGTAATAGACCTTGCCGCCAATAACGCTGGTTGTGGCAACGACAGAGCCAGATGCAGTTGCATCTACGTATGTGGTGACGCCGTAATTGCCATCACCAAAGTTTGCTATGCCATAGCCACGCGCCATTTATCAGTCCAGAGTAATGTCGAGATCGCCAGTTGGAATGCGGAACACGTCGCCAGAAGAGATGGTCTTGCTGGCTGTCAAAGCCGCATAAGCAAGCAGATTCCCTGCGGTTGATGCGTCATAAATGCCAACGTGCGTTACCGTACCGTAGTTATCAGTTGCGGTTGGGTACTCGATAGCCGCAGTTGTCGTTGCGGTATTACCAGACACAGAAAAAGAACCAGCCTGACGCGCATAGCCGCCACCAGAAACCTCTGTGCCGCTACCGTCTTCTGCTGGGTTGGATGTAAACAGCGCAACATAAACAGCAGATGGTGATGTGTATGCGGTGTTTGTGAAAACGTGATCTAAGACTTTCGTCTCCAGATAATTTGAAAAGCTCATGCTAAACCTCTTACTTTAGGTACTAAACTGACGCCGCTGTATTTGGCGTTTTTGGATGACTCATTGAGCCGCGAAACAGCCGCAGAATACAGTTGCGCCCATACTGCGAGTCGAGCGTCGTCTTGTAGGTAGGGGGCTGAATGAATCAACGACCCGTACAAGTAAACGTCAGGAGCCGCGCTCAGTAACCAGTTTGTAGCATTTGAGGCTAAATCTGGCACTTGAGCGTAGTATAACAGTTCAACATC